GGAAGTTAGGAGAACCGACAACACCTCCTGTAAAATACATGGAATTACCACTGTTGATTTCCGTCGTAATGAGACCACCAAGAGTAGAGGGATTCCCAAAGGTGGAAACCGAGTAGGTAAGCCAGGATTCACTATTGGAAAGACTATCAGGAGTCGCATGGTTTTGAGCGTTAATCGTATTCGTGGTAATCGTCCCCGTGGTGGTAAGGTTATAGGTGTCAAGGTCAGTATTAGAGGTGTTTCCTGAGTATTTTACACATCCAGCAATATCATTGGTCGTTGCCAAGTTATTAATCCCATTGAGGGTATAGGGGACAAAGGTATAGGTTGAGCCATCAAAGGACATCTTCTACTTTATAGATATGAATTTTATTTATCTACTATACACAGAATGTCTAAGTCCGTGCTACAACCTGTGCGTATGAAGTTGGGAGGAACTGCAACGATACAAGAAGAAGCCGATGAGGAGGGGTTAATGAGTAAGATTACAAACCTATGGTCGGCACTTACCAGCAACGAGCATTTACCGAAGCGTTTTAGGCAGTTCATAAAGGCTCATGGTCGGGATAAGATTCAGACTATTTCTATGATTAGGGCCCCTGTAGCTCGTCCAGGGACATTAGCCATGCAACTTCTTACGGCAGGACAATGGAATGAGTTTAAGCGTAGGGCAGGAGTAGATACGGTCTATCATACCGGACTCGTAGTGAATGGAAACATCATTCTGGAAAAATTGGATAAGTTAGAGGGGCGAGTGGATTCTTCCTATAAGAGCCAGAAGGATGTGGAAACCTATCCTCTACCAGTAAGAGCCGACACCATGACGATTGCAGAGTTCTTAGAGAAGGGACGAAGACAGATGGGAACGAAATTCTATACCTATGATGCGTTTCAGAGCAACTGTCAAGACTGGGTGGCTTCTATGGCTTCTGCGAACGGTCTATTGGATGCTTCCGCACGAAAATGGATTAAACAGGACATTGACCGACTCATTCAGGAACTACCCGAAATCACCAAGAAGTCTGCAGTGGCGATTACTGATGTCGCAAGGAATGTAGGGAATGTTGCAGAGGAAATCATGTATAAGCGAGGAGGGCAGGTTCTAGGCCACATGAGGGGAAAGAGGGTATTTTGATACAGAGCGTAGATGATTGACTGACCCGAAGGGGGCGAAGGGGGTTCCGAAGGGGGTTTTTTGAACCCCCTTCGGGTCTCTTTTTTTATTTTCTAATACAAACTCTATTACAACAAGTCATTACTTTTATTACTTTATGAATACCCGAAGGGGGCGAAGGGGGTTATTTTATACGCCAGGGTAAATCAAAAAAAAAAAGGGGCAACATTCACCCCCTTTTTTTGAGTTCATCCTATAGAATTGTATGAAGGGGGTTTCCTCCTTCGCCTCCTTCGCCCCCTTTTTTTTTGGGGGCAACCAACCTCCCGTGTCTTCCAAAAAAAGAAAGAAATCTAACCCTATAGAAAGATGAGTTCAGAACTAACAAAGGCATTATGCCCTTACGACCAACAAAAGGATACGGCTGAGGGTGTCCTTCCATTAAAGCCCTGTAATATGGGTCTATTTGCAAGAAAGGGTGGTGGTAAGTCTAATCTGATTCTTAACCTCATTATGAAGAAGCAGAGTCCATGGTATAAGCACTTTGACCTCATCTTCCTCATCTCCCCTACTGCGATGAATGATGATAAGATGAAACCCCTTATAGAGGACATAGGCGACCAGTATTATGACGAACTCAATAATGATGTGCTAATGGAAATCATTGCCAAAACAGAAGCCTTCACGGAGCGTCATATGAAGAAACGAAAGAAGGGTAAGCCTAACTACTGTATTATCTTTGACGATTGTATCCATGTGATAAAGAGCAAGCAAGCCTCGCTGATTACGAAACTGGCTACACAGAATCGCCATATGAATATAACGAATGTCTATCTGCTTCAGAAATGGAATACTTATATGCCTACGCTCATTCGTTCTAATCTGGACTGCATTGCTTTCTTCCGAACAGAGAACAAGGCAGAGTTAGACTCGTTCGTAAAGGAGATAGGAATGGACGATGAGAAGTTATTGAAACTGTATGAATATGCTACGGCAGAGCCATATAGTTTCTTATTTATCAATATGTATTCTACGCCTATGCGTTTTTATAAACGATTTGATTTAATTGAATGGAAAGAAAAAAAATCTTCTGAGTAGAGTAGAATGACCGAATCCATGGATGCTATGAAGAAAGGCGGTAAAGCCAAACGCAAGGGTGGAAAGAAGAAGGGCAAAAAGGCAGGTGATGCAGTTCTTCTTCATAAAGGTAATGCTCCACGCAGTGGTGGTGGTGTAGGAATCGCTCAGCGAATGATGTCCCCAGGTAATCTATTTGGTGGTGGTCTTCCAGCACCACTCCAAACTGTATCCTATGCGTCGGCTCCTGCTGTAGCACGACCCATATCACGAATGGAATTTATTGGTTCAAGTGATGCGTTCTATAATCGTAATCGTAATAGGACGGATGATATTCAAGTAGAAGTGAATCCTGCTGACATTAAGCCAGATATGAAACCCAGCATTCGTTTTCAGCCATCTAGTAATCCTAATGCGTTTCCACCTGTTCCCTACGTTCAATATAATCAGGCGAACTGGTATGGTGAAGTCCCACGATTGAATGAACCAAATATGAAACCATCTACAGTTGGTGTAGCACCCAAACCTACTACTGGTAATATACAAAGTAATAGGGCAATATATATGGATGTAAAGGGTGTAGGTCATCTTGATTCTGAACCACAGAGTGTGTTTGCGAATGTCGCACAGAGTGATTCTGAACCACAGAGTGCGTTTGCGAATGTCGCACAGAGTGCGTTTGAGCCAGTAGAACCAGAAGAAGAGCCAAGTCTTGGGGCAGTTCCTATTCCACTCGCAAAAACAAAATTAAAAATATTTATAGACGAACAAGGACAAGAACTAGGAAGAAAAAAAGTTTATGAAAATCCAAGGATTGCTCCCACTGCTGAAAGAGCAGTTAGAAGACAATTAAAAACATTGCAGGACGTTCAAAATGCGGGTTATGCAGATTATAATGAAGCAATAGAAGCATACGAAGAAGGAAATATTAAGATGAAACGTGGCGGACGAGTAAAGAGTGTGTTTTAAAACAGGGACAACATAACATATACTGTGTAATATGTTAGTATAATAGAACCAACCATGTCAATGATAGAATCCATGATACTTTGTGATAATAATAGAAAATGATTTAGGTTCTACTAATAGATGGAAAATCAATCAGTAGAAACGAAAGAGCCACCGAAAAAAACAAAGGAAAAGAAGACTCCGAGAAAATCAAAGAAGAAGCCAGAGGTGTTGAAGAAACTGATTATTGAAACGGGAATCTTTGTGCTTTCGTTTGATTAAACCCATAAAATCGCAGATACAACCAGTGGTGGTAGAGTGATTTTTAGTGCAGACAGGATTTCAGTGAAGATAATACTTTTGACATAGTCTTTGAGTGTATTACCTATCCATTTGACTATGCCGACAAGCATGGAAGGAACATACCCAAAAAACTACGGGCGAGAGAGGGAGCATGAATTTTTTCATTGATAAGTTGTCGGTCAAAGTCCTCTTTAGAGATTGCCCGTAGAGGGAAAGAAGTAAGAGCGATAGAGGATAGTTGCTCTATGAACTTTTCTTCCTTATGAAACCAAGGCACATAGCATACGGTCTGATACTCGGAGAGGTTGATAGAACCTAGAGCATATCGTGCGTCTTTCAAACGCATATCAATGAAGAGGTAATCAAAGTAAGGGAGTTTCTCAAAGGGGATATTGATATAGCGGGAGTCCCAGACAACTACCTTACCCCAAAACTGAAAGAGTTTTCGCTCTTCGGACGAAACATCTTTAGAGTGAATCACAATGATTTTACCATTGGGATTCACCTTCTCATCTGCAACAACTGGCTCTAATGCTTGGAAGGACTGTGGCTGAATCACAGGCGGGAGCGATGAGAGTAGCGACATTCTTTATAATAGGTGTTTAGAAAATAATTTTAGTCAAAGCATAATATGAAGTTTCCAGTTTCATAGCGTGTAGTTGGTTTAGTTTCAGGAGGAACATAGAGAGGTATTTCTTTCTTCTGTCGTTTTTCTTTGGGTGGCTTTGGCTCTTTGATTGGCTTAGGAGGCTTTTGCTCTTTTACTTTTTTTGGTTTAAGAACACGATGTTTTAGATAATAGGTTCGGTTATACTCACGCATATAAGCGAGATACTTATCACGAT